GTACTGCTCAATGGAGATATTCACCAAGAAAATGCTGACAAAATCGGCATATCACGTAAACTAGTAAAGACAGTAACTTATGCCTTTTTATACGGTGCAGGTGACCGAAAAATCGGAAGATCCTATGATAGTTCTCTCTCGGAGACTAAGGCGACAGAAAAGGGCAAAGAGATTAGAGAAGCTTATCTCGATGCCATACCAGGTCTCGATGAGCTTGTTAAAGCTACCAAGAAAGTTGCTAAGTCTGGTCAGATCCGTGGAATCGACGGTCGTTATATCCTCGTTGACTCGGGGCATAAGTCCCTCAATTTCTTACTCCAAGGATCGGCAGCCACGATCGCGAAGCGATGGCTGGTATTAACAGCTGATAAACTACGTGATATCAAGCACGAAAGGTACGCCTTTGTGCATGACGAGCAAGTATTAGGTTGTCCACCATCATCAAGTGCGGACGTTGCTTTTGCTTGTACGGTATCAGCATTAGAAGCTGGGGAATATTATAAAATAAGACTGCCTATTGAAGCTGATGCAAATATCGGTGACAACTGGGCAGAGGTACACTAATGCTATTAATAGATTGCGATTATGTAGCTTATAAAGCGGCTCAAGCCACTGAAGAATGTATTGATTTTGGAAATGACGTGATTATCGCTCAATCTGATTTCAAAGAATGTTTAAAAGTGTTTGAACGTGAGCTACGAAAAATTAAAACCGCTATGATGGAAGATGAACTGGTACTATACTTTTCAAGCCCTCGAAATTTTCGGAAAGAAATTTTCCCGGATTACAAGGGACATCGTAACCGCAGGAAGCCATTGGGGTATAAACGTTTGGTCAATCACTGCTGCGATAATTATAACACGGTTATTAGAGACAGATTAGAGGCCGACGACTCAATTGGAATTGATGCTACACGTTACGCCAGTCCAGATAACATCATTGTTTCACCTGATAAAGACATGCGTCAGATACCAGGAACCCTCTGGGATTTAACTAATGACGTTGTTGAAATTACTAAAGAGGACGGTGATAAATGGCACTTAATTCAGAGTTTAGCTGGAGATCCTACCGATGGATACTCAGGCTGCCCTGGGATAGGAGTCAAACGTGCCTCAGACATACTTAACAAACACAAGACTCCATGGTCAGCTGTTTGTAAGGCTTATGAAGACAAAGGATTATCAGACGATGATGCTTTGCTAAATGCTAGGCTCGCTAAGATCCTACAGCATGAAGACTATGACCATGACAAAGAAGACGTTATCTTATGGAGTCCATAATGGGTATTAAAAAAGGTAGGTATGGTCCGAAGTTTGACGATCATATCGAAGACATTGCACCTAAAGGTAAAACTATGGGTGAGTTATTAAAACCAGGAGATCTTGAAAGAGCACAGCCTGCTTATTTAAGAGGCTCCCACAGAAGTCCTTCAGGTTAAAACAAATGGCCAGTTTCTACATTGAGAGTGCTAAGGAATTTAGAAAAGCTTACACTCTCCCACCACTAAAGAGTCCTGATGGTATCAGGCTCCAACAATCTCTTATATCAGAAGAGTATGCTGAGTTTAATCAGGCAGCATCGTTAGCACAGAAATCCTATTACAACTACAAGAATAGGGAAGAAATGCTAAAGGAACTGGCCGACCTAATGTATGTCTGCTTTCAAATGGCAGCATACATGGGCTGGGATATAGACGAGGCATTTAAAAGAGTACACGAAAGTAATATGTCTAAGTTAGATAACAATGGTAACCCTGTCCGTCGTGACGATGGTAAGATACTGAAGGGACCAAATTACAAATTACCAGACCTAAGTGATTTAGTATGACAACAGAATTGATCGCTCGTACAGGCCGAGTTCAAAACTGGATAGATAATCCAGATTCAAGATTGCCTGTTAGTTGCACCGTCTTTGTTGTCGATGACTCGATGGAGGGTGACAATGGCATTGAAAAATCTTGGCGCTACGTTAGCTTTGCTCTCCGCCATGGAGCAGGAGTGGCTGTCCACTTATCCAAACTTAGACCCAAAGGAAGTGAGAATGGCAAGGGCCTTGTTGCGAGTGGCCCAGTCTCGTTTGCAAAAATATACTCAGTCCTAAATGAAACACTCCGAAGGGGAGGTGTCTACAAGAACGGTGCTGTGGTGGTTCATCTTGATATCGACCACGCTGACGTGCTTGAGTTTGTCACTACTCCCAGATCAGAAATACCGTGGATCAAAAGGTGCATCGATCTTGACTACGAGAAATGGGAAAATACTTCTAGTGAAGTAAAGGAAAAGATTCTTTATGGAATCAAGTCAGGTGATATCTGGCTAAACAAAATCAAACATGACAACAATGGGGACCGTATTTATGGAAACGTCTGCCTTGAGGTATATTTGCCAACACGAGGAACATGCCTCTTACAGCATATTAATCTCGGTGCCGCTACAATCGGCAACTTACAAGAAGCTGTCTTTACGGGTATGTCCGAGCTGTGCAGCCTCCATGGCAAGACAGGTGTCGGAACAACTGGAGAATATCTACCGCCCGAAACGGATCGTCAAGTCGGACTTGGATTCCTTGGACTCGCGAATCTCCTCAGAAGATATCGAATTACTTATGCACGATTCGGAGAAGCACTAGAACAATTTAATAACGGTCAAGCTCCAGCCGGAGATGCTGGGAATATAGTTGCTGAACTATATAAAGGAATAGAACTAGCAGCTCAATGTGCTAGAGGAAATAATATGGATAGGGCATTTGCTATCGCCCCTACCGCGTCCTGTTCTTACAGGTATGAAGATTTAGATGGCTACACATGTACACCGGAGATAGCACCACCTATTGCAAAGAGAGTTGATCGCGACTCTGCAACCTTTGGTGTGCAATCATATGATTATGGCAACGTAGAGATTGCCAGCGAGGTTGGCTGGGATGCTTATAAAAAAGTAGCTGACAACTTCGTGAAATTATTAGATAAAACAGGACTTCTTCACGGCTATTCGTTCAACTCTTGGAGTGACGTGGTAACCTACGATAATGCATTCGTGGAAGAGTGGTTGAGTTCACCTCAAACCTCCTTATATTACTCACTTCAAGTAATGAATGACACACAAGACAAGTCCGATGCATATGCTGCACTGGATGACGGTGAAGTTGACAGTTACTTGGAGGAATTACTATCCGTCCAATGCGACTGTGCAGAATAATGACACCTTATGATAAACTATTAAATCGAAAACGAAAGTGGTCACCAGTGCAGACCACTGCTGGTAAGCTCCAAGACGGTGCGGAGGAAACTCTCCTTCGCGCCCTCGCTATGAGGCATATGGAAATGCCTGTTGGTGACTTCATTAAAGAGGCTATCAAACATGAAATTCCAGAAACAGCGAGGGAGCTACTTGTGTCCAATATCAGGGACGAAGAGAGACACGATCTCGCTCTCGGTTATATCGCCGAAGCTCACGGAGTGGATGAGAAAGCAGAACAAGAAGCTATTAGAATCAGAGATGCATGGATATCACATCCAGATCACACAATTCTCAAGGCCATGGTCGCTGAACGTGCGATCTTCTTTGTCCTCTTGCCGTTCTTCCGCTTTAACGGTGACGCTGGAATGCGCACGGTGAGTGCAGATATCAGCCGTGATGAGCAGGTTCACGTTGCTGCGAATTCCCTGGTATGCAGAGAGCTTGGCTTGACAGTTTCACCAAGCTTGGACAAGCTGAGGAAAGCTACTATCAACTGGGTTATGTCCCCATTGAAGTCAAGCTCTCAAAAATATTTGGACAAAAAATTCTGGCTGGATCAGAGCGACTCTTTAATGTATTCAGGTAAAGCCGAAGGCTTAATCGCTACACAGAATGCTCGGATGCCTGCCTTCTTTGAACATGCAAACCCCAATCTACCCCAATACGCTTGAAGTCAATCTAGTAATAGATGACCTTCAGGAAAAATTCCCAGACATTATGCCTGAGTTGAATCTTACTGAAAAGGAAATAGCCTATCGGTGTGGACAGGTGAGTGTCGTTAGATATCTAAAGAACAAATTACAAGAAGAGGAATAAACTATGTGCGGAGGCGCTCCAAGCATACCGTCACCTCCCCCACCACCTCCTATTCCACCACCTCCTCCACCTCCACCCCCACCACCTCCACCTCAACCAGCTCCAGTAACTCCACCTCCACAACAAGCTCCCGACTTAGTGGTAACAGAGCAAGGAAAAGGTACTGATGGAAAGGTTAAAGGAACGGAGAACCGTAAGAAGTTACGGGAGGAGAAGAGGAAGAAAGGATCTGGACAGCTAGCAGCTCCTGATGAGAAGAAAGTAACCACTGACAGTGGTACTGTAAACACAGGAGATGCACCGCAAGGTGGTTCTGGCGGACAATCAAATCAAAACCTAAATATTAAACAGAACAATTAAACGATGGAACTTGCAAGAGTCAGATATAGTCAATTAACTAGTCATCGCTCTGCATTTCTCGACGTTGCTATCGACTGTGCTAAGCTTACTATACCTACATTACTTCTAACAGAAGAAACGGCCACGCCGTACAGTAGGTTCAGTACTCCTTGGCAATCAGTCGGTGCTAAAGGTGTAGTAACTCTAGCCTCTAAGCTTATGCTCGGGTTACTCCCACCTTCTACAAGCTTTTTCAAACTCCAACTAGATGATTCTAAACTAGGAATGGAGTTCACACCTGATCAAAAGAGTGAACTTGATTTAAGCTTTGCTAAGATAGAACGCATGGTCATGGATAGCATTGCAGCTTCCACTGATCGAGTGCAAGTCTTCGCAGCTCTTAAACATTTAGTTGTGACAGGTAACGCCCTTCTTTACATGGGTAAAGATGGTATGAAAATGTACCCATTGAATAGGTACGTAGTAGAGAGAGATGGAAACGGTAATGTTACTGAGATTGTAACCCGTGAAAAGGTAAGCCGTAAGATACTCGGCGAGCAATTTAAAGTACCTCCTATTGATAACCAATCAGTTGTTGACAGCAGCACAGGAGGACACGACAAGGATGTAGATGTTTACACCTGTGTCAAACGAAACAAAAAAGGATGGTACTGGTATCAAGAAGCTGATGACAAATTGATCACTGGCTCTGAAGGTAAAGCACCTAAAGAGAAATCACCATGGTTACCTCTACGGTTTGTAACAGTAGATGGTGAAGACTATGGGCGATCAAGAGTAGAAGAATTCTTAGGTGATTTGAAATCATTAGAGGCCCTGATGCAAGCACTTGTTGAAGGATCAGCAGCCTCAGCTAAGGTAGTCTTTACAGTATCTCCAAGTTCAACTACTAAACCAGCTGCATTAGCTAACGCAGCTAATGGTGCTATCATACAAGGAAGACCTGACGATATTGGTGTTGTACAAGTAGCGAAACAGGCAG